TGCTTAGAAAGTGGATGCCAAGCCCCCTTCCCCTGACCAACAAGGAGAGATAAATGGATTATCAGAAGATCAGAGAAGAAAACATCGAGCGCTTGCTGAAGATACGGGACGGCGTGGACACCCCTCCCGCGGTCCAGATCCAGGCGATCCAGGGAATACAGAAGATCCTGGCGGAGTGCGCTCCGGTGCAGGATGACCGGCCGACCGAGGCGGACATCATGAAGAAGATCAGAGGTGTGAAGAAATGAGCGACTACAAAGGCATTGCTTACCTCCAGCGCAAGCTGGTGATGAAGCGCCCGCGTGTCCTTCTGCGGTATGCCTTCTATGAGCAGAAGCAGAGGGCGGACGATTTCGGCATCTCCACACCGAAGGGCCTCGAGTGGTTCCAGGCTGTGAACGGATGGTGTACGAAAGCGGTCGACGGCCTGGCGGACCGGCTGCAGTTTGATGGGTTCGAGGATGACAACTTCATGATGCAGGATATGTTCAACTTGAACAACCCGGACATCATCTTCGACAGCTCCATGCTGAACGCGCTGATCACCAGCTGCTCATTCTTCTACATCAGTCGGGGCGAGGATGGCAATCCGCGGATCCAGGTGGTTGACGGCGGGAACGCGACCGGCATTATTGACGACCAGACGAACCTGCTTACCGAAGGATACGCCGTCCTGAGCCGGGACGAATTCGACCAGCCGAAAACCTTTGCTTATTTCCAGCGTGGAGAAACCTGGGTGTATGAGGTCGGCAAAGAGGATCCCATTGCCCACGAGAGCACCGGCGCGGACTATGCGGCCCTGGTGCCGGTGATCTACAAGCCGGACGCCAAGAGACCCTTCGGGCACTCGAGGATCAGCCGGGCGTGCATGAATATCTCCCTCTCGGCCATGCGCACGGTGAAGCGGTCAGAGATCGCCGCGGAGTTCTATTCCTTCCCGCAGAAGTACGCTACCGGCCTCAGCCAGGACGCGGAGAAACTCGACTCCTGGAAAGCGACCATGAGTGCGATGTTGTCATTCACCCGTGACGATGAAGGGAACAGCCCGACGCTGGGCCAGTTCCAGCAGCAGTCCATGCAGCCGCACGTTGAGCAGCTGAAGGCGTTTGCCTCCATGTTCGCCGGCGAGACCGGCTTGACGATGGATGACTTGGGCTTCAATACACAGAACCCGTCCTCCGCGGAGGCCATCAAGGCGTCTCACGAGACCCTCCGCCTGATGGCGAGCAAGGCGCAGAGGTGCTTCGGATCCAGTTTTGTGAATGCCGGCTATATTGCGGCCTGCGTCCGTGACGTGATTGCTTATAAGCGGTCGGAAGTGTTCAAGACCCGCGCTGAATGGCTGCCGGTGTTCGAACCTGATGCGGCGATGCTGTCGTTGATCGGTGACGGGATCATCAAACTGAATCAGGCCATGCCGGATTATATCGACGAAAAGCGGATGCACCGCCTGACGGGGATTAAATAATGCCGCTCACATTTAACGATGTTAAGTCGGAAATCGCCTCCGCCGTGAATGCGGACCTTCGGGCCATTATCCTGTGGAAGAAGCTCACGGAGAGTGGTGCCGGCTACAAAGAGGCGCACGATTACGCCCTGCGTGTCGGCGTTGTGACGGGGCGGGTGCTCAAAAAGTACCAGCCGGAGGACCTGACTGAGTGGGATTTGGAAGACCTGATCCCCGGCACGCTGGGCCTGAATCACGCCATGGTTGCCACGGCCTGCACTGAGGCGCAAAAGAACCTTAATCTCATGGCTGGTGTCGGGATCCGGCCGCAGGTGCCGAAGTTCGATGGAAACCGTGCTTATGGGCTTGTGGAAGCGGTCAAAAAGCGCGGCGAGATCGGCCCGCTGTTTTATGACCAGGTCACGAACTTCTCTCAGAACGTGGTTGACCAGGCCATCAAGGACAACGCGGAGGTCCAGTCCGGCGCCGGGCTTCATCTGAAGATTGTCCGCACGGCAGAAGCGCACTGCTGCAAGTGGTGCGATGATCTTGCCGGCACGTATGATTATGACGACGTCCGCGCCACCGGTGATCCGGTATGGGCCCGGCATGATAATTGCCGGTGTCTGATCGAGTATGTCGCCGATCGGCGCGAGCGGGTCAACAATTACCGAAGGAGATGATGCCCTTTGAAAGGTGCAAGGGCCGGGCCGGAGGTGAGTAATGCATCATGAACCGGATCGGGAATCAGATTCCGACCCAGAGCATGGTGCTGCCGTATACCAAATCGCTCGGAGATGAAGCGGTACAGATCTACAACATGTCCGGCAACAGCTGCCAGGAATGGCAGGAGCTGATGCTTTCGGACATCATGGCAGTTAACGACGAAGGGCTGTGGGTTCACACTAAGTTCGGGTATTCCGTCCCGCGCCGGAACGGCAAGACGGAGATCCTGACACAGCGTGAGCTGCACGGCCTTTTCAATGGCGAACACATTCTGCACACAGCGCACCTGACAGACACCGCGCACATCGCCTGGGAGCGCCTCTGCAACCGCCTGACGGAGATCGGGATCGAGCCGAAGTCGACATACAAGGCTTACGGCAAGGAACGGATCGAGATGCAAGGCGGAGGGATCGCGGAATTCCGGACTAGGACAAGCTCCGGCTCCCTGGGCTCCGGTTATGACCTCCTGATCATCGACGAGGCGCAGGAATACACCCACGCGCAGCAGACAGCGCTTAATTACGTCGTCAGCTCATCCAGGAACCCGCAGACGATCATGTGCGGAACGCCGCCGACAGCGGTGTCATCCGGCGACGTCTTCCGGGAATACCGGGACGCCTGCCTCCGCGGCGATACGCCGAACGGCGGCTGGGCTGAATGGTCTGTCGATCATAAGACCGACGTCCGGGATAAGGATGCCTGGTATCTGACCAGCCCGTCACTGGGCACGATTATTACTGAACGGATCGTCCAGGACGAAATCAACGGTGACGATATTGACTTCAATATCCAGCGCCTGGGGCTGTGGATCCGGTACAACCAGCAATCGGCGATCAGCGAGCCGCAATGGGACGCGCTGAAGGCGGAAACGCTGCCGCAGCTGGTCGGACGTGTCTTTGCCGGCGTGAAGTTCGGGAAGGATGGTCAGAATGTGTCGCTGAGTGTAGCAATTAAGACGAATGACGGGCGGATCTTTGTTGAGGCAATCGACTGCAGAGATCAGCGTGACGGCAACGACTGGATGATCAATTTCCTGCTGAAGTGCGACCTTCAAGGCATTTTAATTGACGGTGCTTCCGGGGTCGAAGGTTTCACCAAGCAAGCCAAAGACCAAAAGCTGAAAGGCCTGAAGACAGCAACGACCAAGGATATTGTCGCGGCGTCGTCCGAATTCGAGCGGCTCATTGCTGCCCAGGAGCTGGTCCACATGGGCCAGCCTTCCCTCCGGCAATCAGTTTGCAACTGCCAGCACCGTGCCATCGGATCCGGCGGAGGATACGGTTATAAGACTCTCGACGATGCGATTGACGTCTCGCTGATGGAGTCTTTAACATTAGCGGTTCACGCGTGTGCGTCGGCCAAAGAGCCGAAACAGCAGCGCGTTTTTTATTGAACCAAGATTACGCAACCATGCGGAAAAATGGGAGGAATAAACAATGGCAGACTTTCAGGCAATTACGACCCAAGAAGAGCTGGATTCCATCATAAAGGATCGGCTCAAGCGTGACCGTGAGGCGCAGGCCAAGAAGTACGAAGGGTGGATCTCCCCGGAAGATCACCAGAATGCGATCGACGAGGCAACCAGGGCCCTGAACGACTACAAAGCCGCGCACGCCGGTGACGAGCAAACGATTGCAGATCTCAAGGCAAAAAACCAGGAGTACGAGACGGCCTCGCTTAAGAGCCGGATTGCCCATGAGGTCGGCCTGTCGTATGAGTGGATCAGCAGGATCGGCGGGACGGATGAAAAAACGATCCGGGCTGACGCTGAGTCGCTCAAAAATCTCGTTGGCAGCCAGACAGCGCCGGCACCGCTGCCTCCGAGATCAACGGAACAAACGCCGGCGGATGCAAAGACAGCGGCCCTCAAGGGTATGCTGTCAGGACTAATGAATAACGGAGGTAAATAAATATGTCTTCTCTTGCTGCTGGTACCCTTTTCCCCCGTGAACTGGTAACCGAACTGTTTTCCAAAGTAGTCGGACGCAGCTCCGTTGCGAAGCTGGCCGGACAGAGCCCGATGCCCTTCTCCGGCATCGATGTGATGACATTCTCCCTGGATTCCGATGTGGCCATTGTTGGCGAAGGCGCTGCAAAGCCCGCTGGTGATGCGACTGTTGGCACCGTGACCATCCGGCCCATCAAGGTTGTCTATCAGAGCCGCGTTAATGATGAATTCATGCACTGCGCTGAAGAAAAGCAGCTGGCCTATCTGCAGGCGTTCACTGATGGCTATGCCAAGAAGATCGCCCGCGGTCTGGACATCATGGTCTTCCATGGCCTCGATCCCAAGACCAGCACGACCTCTTCCATCATCGGCGCGAACTGCCTCGACCGTGCTACCTCCGTGGCTCTGGAAGCCTACACCAGCGCTGCCGTTGAAGGCGACGTTACCGCCGCCATCGCTGCCCTGGGTGAAGGCTATGTCTGCAACGGTATCGCGATGAGCCCCGCTTTCGCGACCGCCCTGTCTCAGGTGACCCTGGCCGGCGGCCAGAGGCCCTATGAAGAGTTCATGTGGGGCGGCAACCCTGGCGCGATCCGCGGCATCAATGCCGATGTGAATCCCACCGTTGCTGTCAGCGCTTCCACCGCCACGCTGCTGCCCTATGCTTACCTGGGCGACTGGTCCGCGTTCCGTTGGGGCTACGCTTCCAATATGCCTCTCGAGGTCATCGAGTACGGCAATCCTGACGGCGGCACCTACGACCTGAAGCAGGCCAACCAGGTCCTGCTGCGGACTGAAGCCTACATCGGCTGGGGCATCCTGGATCCCACCGCTTTCGCGCGGATCGCGACCACTGCCTGATGGCTAAATTCATCAATCGCCGGAATGGCATTGTGATTGACATGCCGGACGATTGGCACGGGGATTGCTGGGAGCCGGTTGAAAAACCGGCCCCGGCAGCTCCCAAAGCCACGCCGAAAGCAAGCACGGCGAAAAAGCCGGCAGAGAAGAAAATCAAGAAGTGAGGTGAGCGCATGGCCAGTTCTGATTTTGCGACTGTAGACGATATCATCCACCTGAAGCGTGCGCTGTCCGCAGCCGAACAGACGCGGGCCGAATACCTCCTTCCGGTTGCGTCCGATATCATCCGCTACGAAGCGCAGAAGGTCGGAAAAGACATGGACGCGCTGGTCGCTGAAGATCCTGCTTTTGCAAACGTAGTAAAAGCGGTCACTGTGGACGTGGTCATGCGCGAGCTGAACACACCCGGCACCCAGCTGCCTGCTACACAGTACGCTGAGAGTGCCGGCAGCGTGAGCCTGTCATATTCATTGCCGAACGGATCCGGACGGATTGCTCTCTGGCCTTCGGACCTTAAGTCCCTGGGCCTGAAGCGGCAGCAGATCGGGTCTCTTTCGCTCTGGAATGGCGGTGGTCAGTAATGGCACTGCCATCCTGGTCTAATGACACAGTGACGCGGATCCGCGCCGGCACGATCGGAGAGCGCGGATCCACCTACCAGGACTGGACCCATCCGGACGAGCTGACAATCGGCGGCTGCTCTATGCAGCCTGCCGGGACTTCGCTATCCCAGGACGGGCGTATACAGGGCATCACCGACGGATACACCTGTTATATGCCGCCCGGATCGGATGTTCTGACCGGTGACCGAATCAGGTACAACGGGACCGTGTACACGATTAACGGCGAGCCCCGGATCTGGAAGTCCCCGACCGGCAGAGTGTCCAACATCGTGTTGAACCTCGAAAGGTGGGAAGGCTGATGGCGAACAAGGTCGAGATCGAGTTCATCTCAGCCGGATTCGAGCAGATCCTGACAAGCTCCGGCGTGCAGGGCGTTGTGTCTGAACAGACCAACGCGATCTGTGCCAGGGCAAACGCAGCGAATTCGCGTGGTGGCGAAGGAT